GGTTAAGAGGGGCGCAGGCATCTGCCGTGTTTGGGGCGCCCCTGAACAGGCCAAACTTTTTTGTGGGGACGACCCCGGACGCGCCAAACTGGTTCGGGCCGCCCCAACGACCAGCAGGCGGTTTTGCTAATTGGTTCAATCAGCAAGGATAAGGAGACAGAACAATGGTTCAATGGGGATTAGGCGGAGAATTCGGAACTCCAGAGGCTTCTTGGCTAACGGACCCAACAGGGGCGCAGGCGACATTCGCAGGCGATCCGAGATCGCTGTGGCAGGCTGGTCGCGCTCAACAGATGAGCGCAGCGCAGCTTGCGAACCCCGCGTGGAGAAGCCAGATAATGACGGGGTATCAGCCCATGCTCGGGGCGTACCAACTGGGAGGCGCCCAAGGCACCTTTGCCGATTACTTGGGTGGCTTGGGAGCGGGAGGCGCTGGTCAATATGCGACTGCGATCCCGGATGCGAACTGGCAGACTGCGGTTACCGCGTCACAACTGATGGGAAGCCCTGATACACCCGTGACGATGGCGCAACAAAACATTCAAAACCTTTTGCAGGGCGAGAATGCGCGGCGCAACGCCCTTGCGATGGCTGGCGCCTACATGGGCGGCGGGATCGGATACGGGGCGCAGGCGCGGCAGGCTGCGCTCGGGAACATGTACGACATCTATGCCGCCAGGCAAGCCGGGGAAGGCGCTGTCCCGGGCACGTTCCTCAATTGGCTCAATACGAGGCTCTCAGGATAGTTCGCTATGACCATGAACGACTACAACTGGTTTAATCCAGAGGGCGGCTTCCAGTACATGCTGGAAGCCACCCCGTCTCTGGCATACTTCAGCGCAGCGCCGTTCCAAGGCCAGACTTCTCCTGCCCAGAGGCAGTACTGGTCTGGCCAGTTCGGCGATGTCTCGAACCAGTACGCGGGTGTCATGGGTTCGGCTGTTCGCGCAGGGACGGAATATCCTAGCTTCACCCAGTTCCTCGAGGACATGCCGTGGACAGAGCGATACACCGCTCTCAGCCCCCGGATGAGGCCCGGCGGGGACTTCCGAAGGTTTAACCCCCAGACCCGGTTCATGTACCAGTGAGTTCGCAGGCTCTCTACGATAGCCTCTGGGAAAGGTCAATCCAGAAATTCCCACAGCTTGCCGCGCAGTTTGGGCAGGCTCCTCCTCGAGACGCCAAGGGCAGGCCCCTCTTAGATGCGATGACCGCTCTCAGGACGTTACAGGCACAAGCTCCCGCGCCGCAGCAACCTGCCCCAGTGGCTCCTGCCCCAGCGCCCCAGCAACTTGTCCCTACCCAGCAGCCTGCGGGCGCCCCTCAACAGGATCTCTCCGGCCTGTCCGAGCCATCGTATTGGGATCCAGGCGAATGGGCGCGGCGAGGCAAGCAGATTGCCGAAGGCGTTGTCGCGTTTGATCCCATGTCGCCCTGGGGTATGTACAAATCACTCAAGGGCGCCCAGGAAGCCACAGAGCAACTGCCGCCGGATATAGGGGCAGGGCAGAAAGCTCTCGCCGGGGCGCTGGGCGCGGCGAAGCCTCAACTAAAAGCTCTCGAGGCCGTGCAGGAAGCGGCGGCTCCGGCCACTGGCGCGCTGGTTTCCACCCGCATTTTCGGGGAACAGGAAACCTTGCTGCCTCGCTACAACGCCCTGCGCGATCAGGGCATGGACCCGGTCTCCGCTTATGCCGGGGCGTATCAGTCAGCCAAAAAGGCAGGCGAGATTCCCTGGTGGAAAGAGATAATCGGCGAGGCGCTCACTGATCCCCTTGAGCTGATTCCCGGAGGGTGGGCTGCTGCCGTTGGCGGCAGGGCTGCTCGAGCTGGCGCTGCTTCGGTACGGGCAACCGCTAGAGCTGCGGGTCGGCAGGTCCCAGAGGAGGCGGCGGCGAGGATCGTCCCGTCAGATGTGGGCGCCGCGCAGAGAGCGTTCCCGATGATGGAGACTGAGCAGGGCATCCTCCCGTCGATGGCGCCTGAGCCAGGAGCTTTTGGAGCCGGGTTTAGAGCGCCAGAGCCAGTGGCTGTGTCCGTGCCCTCTCCAGTGACAGAGCAGCCAGCCTTCTGGGACGCCCCTGGGTTTGATATTGAAACTGGCCAAAGGCTTCCCGATCCCGGAGGATTCGGCGGACAGCCCATCCCGGATGTCCCGGCGGAAGAGCTGATGCGAAGGCAAGCGGCGGCCCCCGAGGCGGCTCCCGAGGTTGCGCGCCCCGCCCAGCTCTGGTCCGGCAAGCCTGATGAAACCCTATGGGATCCGACAACGGGGCAGTGGCTTCAGGGTCTCCATAAATGGGACAAGCGCACAAAGAAGTGGAGGGCGGTTAAGACCAAGGCGGGTAGAATTGTCGCAGGCGAAATAGAGGGGGAGCTAGGCGAAATCAATAAAATGGATGTCGCCACCGACACCCGGCAGGCGGCTCCAGTGCATCCCTTCGACGAGCTGATCGATGAGGACGCAGCTATTGAGTGGGCAGGCGAACTAGGATTCCAGAAACAGAATCTGAACAACCTGGTTTTGAATCTCGTATATGGAGTGCGCCCAGGCGATAATATGGGGAAGCTATTCGATAGCCTTGTGGCCTTGCGCCAGGCTGGCCTGGACGACGCTCCGGGACATAAGCTATGGAATGATCGCCTACTTGACCAAGCAGCCACCCAGATGTTCGGAGGGGTTGACAACCAGACCCGCCGCAGCGTTAAGGAATATGTTCGGCACCTCACTGGCGAGAGAGCCATCGAGGCTGAAAGGAAAGTAGCTCGAAGAGAGTTGCCGCTGCGCTACGGACTCGAGGGACCACTCGCCGGGGCTGAACGCAGGCCCCTTGTTAGTCTCGAGGACTACTTCCAAAGGGATCCCCTGACCAATGAATGGGTCCGGCGCGAGGATGTTCCCATCCCCGCCCAGAGCAATTGGCGCACCCACGCAGAGGCCCTTGACCTCAAAGAATACATGGACCGCTTTACTCCACGGGGCGGGGTGCCAGCTAGCAGCCAGGCTAGCCAATGGGTGCAAGACGATCATTTCGCGTTCTATGAGCAAGATGCCGCGAAGGAGGGCGCCAACGCTCTCGAGCAAATGCTGCCAACCCCGGACGAGATTAAACACACAGGGCAAGGTTGGTCGGATCCAGAGGTAAATAATCCTTTAGCCAAGGGAAAATTCCAGGCCGCCATACGAGGGTTCTTCGGCATAACGCGGAACCATGAAGGAAGGATAGAGAGCGTCATCCTCAACGGGAGGCGCGAGCTTCAGGAGATGAACTGGCTGGACAAGGACGGCCTCCCCACGGCAGAGGGACTCGGGACGCTCGAGGAACCCGGAGGGCTGCGGCTTATCTACTACACCCTCGATGATAAAGCAGCCAAGGCTGGCGGGACGGTTCCAGTAGGGCCTGACGGCAAAGTGTTGAGCCGCTTGGACGGACAGTGGGGAAGGCGGCTACAGGCGCTCGGCCCCGACGCAGTGCGGCAGTACCATAACCTAAAGACATACGCAGGCTGGGAGGAGATTCATAGCGTCGAGGATGGGCTGATTCATAGTCCCACCCCCGAAGAGACTTATTTCCACCGTGGCTGGAAGGTTCCTGATGGGGCGTGGTCAAACATTCAAGGCAATGTGGCTGCGTTCCAGACATCGATAGGCGGCGCGATGGGCCGCCGACTCGGCTTCCAGCAATCCAGAAATGATGTCCGCTTCCCAGTTATGGACGGGTTTGGGTTCGAGCCTGTGTTCTGGAACCCATATGAAATGGCCATGATCCGCTCCCGGATGGGTATGCAGGCGCGGCTTCAAATACATCTTTTGGATATACTCAAGAACCCGGCATTGGGGCTAGCCCGTCAGTCAAAGAACCCCCAGGATCTGGACGAGTGGTCGCGGGACGGCTGGAGGTCAGTCACTAATGCCGGGCCTGCCCTGAAAGGCGACACCTTTGTCGGGGTGAACAAGAAGTTCACCGACGCCATTAACGCCAAGGAACATGCCGAGGTCATCGGGATGCAGTGGGTGTTCCCGAAGAAGGTGGCCGACACCCTTGAGCAGATGTTCGCCCCGCGCAAATGGAACTGGATGCGGACTCAGAAGCGGTTTAATCGGCTGGGCATCGATGTCAAGTTTGACGATATATTCTATATTCCCAAACGAGCGAATCTATTCGCGTCTCTATTCCAACAGATCGATTTCGCATCCAGAGTGGGGATTGCCGGGACTGGCACCGCGCTCTACCGAGTCCTCGAGGGCATGAAGCTAATGGGGAAGGGGTCGCTCACAGCGGACCCGGACGCCTTCCATCAGGGGTTCCGGCATCTTGCGGAGGCCCACACGCACCTGATCAATATGCCCAAAGCCTGGAGGGATATGGCGCGAGGAAATCTGTCCCCCAACTACAGGGAATATCTGCGCCAGGAGCTGGTCTCCGACACGCCCCTGTACGACAACCCCGATCTGGCAGAGATCACCAACGCCAACCTGGTAAGGCACGGCCTGCATGTCAGGGACGCTACGATTTTCGACGCAGAGGACGGGGTCAGAATGCTCCAGCAGTCGATGGAGCGCGGACGGGCGGCAGGCATGGTGGCGACGGCAGGGCGGGGGATCAAGAACGCTGAGATGGCTTTTCGTAAAGGGTTGTTTGACGGGGTGTACCCGGCGGCCATCCTGCACGATGTGAAATACAACCTGATCCCGTTGATTCGGGCAACCAACCCCGATATGTCGCCGAGCCAGATCATGGGCATTGCGGCAAAGAGGGCCAACAAACGGTGGTCCACCATCCCGGTTGAGCAGAGCGTTGTCCGAGGGCGCATGAGAGAGTTCCTTCAGCGGTTCAGCTTCTCCCTCAACGAGAACGAGTCCTTCTTCCGCCAGATGACGGGCGCGGTTCGCGGACCAGAGAAGGCTTTCTGGGCCACCCACTGGGCCGGGGCGTTTTTGTTCATGGCCGGGGTTGCTAACCTCATTCACTTCGCGACCACGACGCGATTCAAGGAAGACGAGAAGGGCAGATTCTCAGGCGTGGACTGGGGTTCGCCGTTGCCCTGGGGCCGATACGTCCCCTTCCATCTCCGAGGGTGGTACACCTTCAAGTACGGGTTCAACCCCACATTGCTTTCCCCTGATTTCCCGATACCCACCAGGGCTGGCGACAATGCGTTGCTCGATCTGCTCATGCAGTTCGACTTCATGTTCCGGCTGACCGATGGGGCCTACGGCCTGCCGGGCCTTAGCTTCATCAACGCCAGAGCTGGAACAACCCCGCGAGCGATCTGGTCCCAGGTGACCTCCAGAGATTACATGGGTCGCGATATCGGTGAATGGGGATACCTACAGAGGGCATTGCAGTTCGTGACCGACGAGTTCGCCCCCATCGGGGCTGGCCAGTTGGCCATCGCCGCGGGGAGGACCGCGTTCAAGAACAAGGATCTCCCCGAGCTGACTCCTTTCGGGATACCAATCATCCCAAAGGATGCCAATATAGACAGGCTCACGCCGTCCATCGAGGCCAAACTCGGCAACCGAGGCGTCGCGTTTCAGTCCCTGGGATTTAACCTCAAGACTTCATCGAACGAGATGCTGCGAGACCGCATGGTCAAGCGGGTGTTTGGCGAGGGCAAACACCCGGATTATCCAGACATAATCCTCACATCGTGGCAACAATTAAAAAAAGAAAAAGACGCGCCGATCCTAACCAAGATCCTGTATCGGGATGCCCGTAATGTTCGAGAGGTGCGGGAGATTGGCGAGCGTCAGAGCGAAGGGGCCGAGTACTGGTACGACGATTACGGCCAGATGGTCGATAAGACCCGAGAGTCGTCCAGGCAACGGCTCGAAGCGGAGACAACAGTTGTTGACCGCAACACCAAGACGCTCTGGGACCCCAGGGATCCCAGGAATAAGCCAGCATGGTCCCCCACGACCTTCCGAGATGAACTCAAAGGGGTTAACAAACAGCACCGAGTAAGGGTGAACACGATCAAAGAGGTCTATGGAAGCGATCCCAGGGTGGCTGCGGCTATCGAGCAACGAGGCGAGCCGCCCGATAGAGCCAAGGAGCCGCTGTACTGGGCTATCCATAGGTGGGCAGAAGTGCGTAAGACCCACACGGATCCCGTCACCAATGATGTTGACTTTACCGCTTTTGACCTAGAGTGGGATCGTGAAATAGCTCAGTGGGATGACGAGATGGCTCATGAGTCCGGGGGGCTGGCCGAGCGGTTCAATAAGTGGCTCGATCAAGGCGAGCATCACCCCTTCGTGGACCAGTACTACGACGCGCTGGGGCAGATCACGGACAGCGGCTACTGGGAAGACACGGTATTTGAGCCGAACCAGATGCTCGCGCTCAAACAGGGGCTAGACCCAATACTGGCTTCCATCGACAAAACCGCCGATGGGATCTGGTCTGAGTACCTGGCGGCTCCGGCAGAGGAGCGGCGCAGATTGCAGTCCCACCCCAATCGGGCTATCCAGCAGGTCATCAAGAACATGAACCTGGCTCGCAAGGCCCACCGCTACCAGACAGTTATGAAGAATCCTGAGATTGACCAATTGCTGATCATGTGGTTCGCCAACACTCCCTACATCTACCAGAACGGCGAGTTTTATTATAGCCTTTACGGCAAAACCCCGGGGTCATATAGGCAAAGCCCATATTAGGAGGGATAGGATGGTAACAGAAAATCAAGAGCCGACCCAGCAGTCGCTGCCGGAGGCCGATGCCCCGCCTGAAGAGGCGGCGCCAGAGCCGCAGAATCCGATACTCAGCGAGATAGACAAACTCAATGCCGCTCCCGAGATCGACATTGACGAGTCGCCGCCAGACGCCGAGGAAACGGAGGGCGAGGCCGCGGTCCCCGCTGAGCCAGTAGCCGAAGCTCCTGGGGCTGCCCCAGACGTGCCCCAGCCCTCGCCAGAGCAGATGCAGCAGCAAGCCCAGCAAGCCCAGCAGGCCCAGCAGATGCAGCAGGTTCAGGCCCAGGCTGCTGAATACGAGCGGTTGAGGCAGCAGGCGGCTATTCAGAACGAGACCCGGAGCTATCAGCAACAGCTCGAGTCGCAGGGGTATGCCCCTGAACAGGCGCAACAGCAGGCAACGCAGTACATTCAGTCGCGACAGGCGCAGCAGAACTTGATGGGGAAAGCCGATGAGTACGGCCAGCACCTTCTCGGGAAGATGGCGGCCTCGGAGCATTTCGCCCAAAAGTACAAACTCAGCATGGAGGATCTGCCTGTTCTCAGACAGGCTGAGACTCCTCAGATAATGGAGGAATTGGCCAAGCGAATAGCCGACAACCACAAGACGCAAGCCGAACTGACTCAGCTACGAAAGGGCCAGGTTCCGCCACAGCAATACGACAACTCGCAGGGCGAGCCACAGGTCGCGTCTAGTGACGGTGGCTGGCTGGACAGGTATAATGCTGGTGACAGATCAGCTAACGCTGTGGCGGCGGCCAGACGCGCAGTAGGTATGGAATAAGGCTTAGGAGGTCTTAAATGGCTCAGACAGCCACGACAGGTAATCTAGAGAATGCCCAGAAGATAATCATTGCCGCTGCCCTGTTCACAGAGGAGCATAACGCTCCGGCGTTGGCGTTGATTGAATCTTTCTCCCTTGGAAAGGGCGAGAAACAGGTGACGGTCCCGAAGGTCGGGCAGATGTCGATGAGCGATCTCACTGATGGCCAAGACATTATCGACGAGGAAGAGATCGGCATGACAACCGTCGATCTTACGGCAGCCGAGGTTGGAGCCAAAGTGATTTTGACGGACAAACTTGTCCGGCAGTCCGCCCCCAACGTCATGTCCATCGTGGGCAGGCAGTTGGGTGACGGCATGGCTCGAAAGAAGGACACCGATGTCCATGCCCTCTACTCGGGGCTTAACGGCGGGACCACCCTTGGCGCCGCCGCAGCGACCATGAGCCTCGCCAACGTGGCAGGCGCGATCACATACGCCAAGGCGAACAAGTTCGGGAGCCAGATCTATATACTCCAGCACCCGAACGCTGTGTTCGCTATCGCAAGCACGGCGGTGACCGCATCGTCCACCTACCCGGTTCCTGCCGGGTGGTCTTCGGACCTGCTCGGCAACTTCTTCAGCGGTCTAAGGCCCCTGAACGGAGTCCCCATCTTTGAGGATGGAAACCTTTCGGTTGACTCCAGCGACGACGCCATCGGCGTGATCGCAGAGAAGTCAGCCCTGGCCGTGTTGAAGAGCGTTGACACCAGAACCGAGAGGCAGAGGGACGCATCCCTCCGGGCCACCGAGCTGGTGATGACCGCTGACTACGGCGTGTTCGAGCTTGACGATTCCCGTGGCGCCCCGCTCACTTACGATGCGGCTGCGCCATCCACTAGCGCCTAGCTAGATTAGGCTTATGCCTAGAGGAGGGCTAGCATGGTGACAACAACTGATAGACAGCGGATGAGAGCGGAGCTGGTGGCTCAGGGGTATTCTTGGGAGTACATCGATGAATGGCAGCCCAAGGCCACCCTATACCGCCATGCTCCGGGGCTGGACATCGAAGGCAATGTGGCGTCTCCCGTAGGAACCCCCCTAAAGGGGGTTCCAGGGAACCCCGACTATGTCCTCAAGAAGGCTAGGTTGGGCATGTTCCCATACCTGCCCGGAGAAACCTGCGAGTGCAGGTGGTGTAGCATTCGGAATGCTCACGCCGAGCCGATTGCGGAGGAAGGCAAGGTGGACATCGAGGAAGCGTCGGTGATCTGCCAGGAATGTGGCGATCCAGTGACAGCATTGACTAAGGCAGGGGCGCTTTCGAGACTGCGTGTTCACATGAAGACGCACCAAGTATCTGAGTAGCTGTAAAGATTGACCGAGGCTGCCTGGATTATCATATCGGTTGATCGCAGGACGTAGAGCCTGCTCAAAAATAACCTTCAAGGAGGTTCGACATGGCATTCCCACTAACGGTGAATTTAGCGTATGGAATGGAGAAACGAGAGACTTCCGACCAGAGGCAGAAGCTAGGCACCAGGGCAACCACTCCTGATGGCAGGGTGTTCTACTATGCTGAAGCCAGCAGTGCTGCTATTGCCCGTGGCGGCAACATAGTAAATGGAATAGCCGCTGTGGCAGCGCACGACATGGATGTAGCGGCTACGG